ATATTTACGAAAATTATGAAGACTATTCTTTAAATATTAGGTTGGAAAGCTTTTATGAAGTTGGTGATTATTTGAATTTAAAGGTATCTTTTGATTTTATCCCATCTGCCTATTTGAAGAACAATGAATTGGTCATATTTAAAAAGGCTTTTTTTAAGCCCTACATGCCGGATTTTTTGTATATACCAAGAGAAGGGCCTCTTGAAGACTCTTTTATAGCTGATCTTGTGGAAGAGTTATTAGCTTCCACTAATAAAAAATTAGAAGATATCATAAAAGCTTTAGAAATTGTATTTTTAGAACGATACAGATTAGCTTATGTTGCCGCTTTTGATCAGGGTGATCTTTCACCAAAAGCGGCGCTTATGTACAATGGAAAACATTACAGACTCTTTGTTCAAAATTTAAAGCAATCTAAAGAAGCTCTAAATAGCCTTATGGAATCGGTTGATTTGGGATATAAAAAATTTTTAAGCGAAAACGAGGATGACCTTATTAGGGACACTATAACTTTTAGTTATATTGTTCCTAAGCTTTTCGGTCAAAATGTTCAAAATTTCTTTAACCCACTAGTAATCACAAATAATTTTGGAAAAGACTCATACATAAAATTGCTATTGAGATTTTCTGAGAAAATTGGTAGGTCTAGTGTTTATTTAGATCCTTTGTCTACTACAATTAGCTTGGCTAATGAAGTTTATGTATTCAAACCAAAAATGAAGATTAATGATAAAAACTTGTTTATAGAGTCTAAACCAATTTTTAGAATTTTAGCTGACGTGTCTGGGAAAACGTCAACGCTTTTATAAGCGGGGAGGGTAAAATGATCAAAGAAAAACTAGCGGAAAACTTAAAAGCTCTCGAAGAAAAAATTTTGGTGCTTATATCAGTTTACGGAAGAGGGGTTATTGAAGAGTTTGGGCTTGAAGAATCTCAATTTAGGTATTACAAGCATGTTTTTAAAGCTATAAAATCCCTTCCCCAAAACGTTAGTAGGGAAAAAATACTCTATATTCTCATTGCTAATGGTATTGATGAAGTAGAGAGTGTTTGGCAAATGGAGGACATTGGTAATGACAAAAGCTATTTTAGCTATTTAGTATCAGAGCTTAAAGAAAAGAGTCTTATATTTTCAGTAAGAGAAAAAATTATTAGATCACTTGACGGTTCTTACGACATAAGCACGGTTTCTTCCGTTTTAGAAAACTTGAGAACAATGTTAGTTACGGAACATTTTGCCGAAAGCGATAGCCTTTCATTGCAAGATGTTCTGGGAGAAACTTTAGAAAGAGCTAGTCAATCTCAAGAAGTTTATAAGTTCTACGTTGGGTACATGGATTCTAAATTAAACGACTTTACACCTGGGAATACTATTGTGATTGGAGCAAGGCCAGGAGTTGGAAAAACCTCATTTTCTCTGTGGTCTGCTTTAAATTTGGCCTTTTCTAATATTCCAGTGCATTTTATTTCCATGGAAATGTCTGTTTGGCAGTTGGGGGCAAAAATTTACTCTATTATTAGCAACTTATCTCCATCTAGAATTTTTTCCGGCTCAATTACTGAAGAGGAAAAGAAACGTATAGAACTTATGAACAAAATGCTAACCTGGGTACCATTTAAATTAACTTCCTTGGGAAATCCAACGATACAAAACATTGAGGAAATAATGAGAAAAAGTGTAAGACAATACAATACAAAAGTATTTTATTTAGACTATGTTCAGTTAATTACCAATCCAATGGTTAGTCAATCTAGACATCAAGAAGTGGCATCTATCGTACAAAAACTAAAAAATCTAGCAATAGAGTTAAATGTAGCTATAGTTGAGCTTTCCCAATTAAATCGAATGGGAACAAAAGATCCAGAAATGACACACCTCAAAGAAAGCGGCGATATTGAGCAAGCCGCATCTCTTGTATTGTTGCTTTGGAATGAGGAGAAGGAAGAGGAGGAGGAGGGGGAGGATTCAGATGACAGCCCTCAACTAGATCTTGAAGCATTGAATGATTTAGACGACATTTCAAACATTGGGAATGTTATTTCATCAAAAAAGTCTAATAAAATACCTAGGTATAGAGTTGTTAAATATAGGGTTGAAAAACACAGAAACGGTCCAACATTTTCGGGACAGATGATTTTTGATTCGCTTGTTAATGTCTTGTTTGATCCTGGAATAAGGTTTAAGAGGGACGAAGAAAACTTAAAGAAGATGATTAGGTTTGCATATTTAAGATCTCCTGTAGGAAAGATGTATAAGGAGATGTTGACAGGGAGTAAGGATTTGCTATAATGAATGGTGCGTGGGCCTGTAGCTCAGCGGGATAGAGCAACCGGCTTCTAACCGGTAGGTCGGGGGTTCAAAGCCTCCCAGGCCCGCCAAAATTAATAATAGATTATCAAATAATTATTCTTTTTGATTTAACATCAAGGCGAAATGCACTATTGACAAATTTATAAACGAAATTACCATAAAAATATGGTGTTTCATAGAAGCTTACGCCATGTCTGAGAAAAATGTTCTTTACTTTGTAAGTATTTGAGTCAACATTTGTTATGTTATCGCTAGAAACACTGATAGCAATCTCTATAAAACTATCTTCTTCCGAATTATATTCCCTTGAATAAGCGTTGAAAGAAAGTAAGAATTCCAATAGTTTGTTTCGCAGTCAAAGGAGAAGTATAACGAGCAAACAAGGGCAGGTCAACTATTGACAAGAAGTGGTTAGTGATGTAACATTAACGAGTGCGTGTTGTCCCTAAGGAGAATATAAAATGAAAGACCTCCACTCATACAGAAAACTAGTTGGAATAGACATTGAAACATTTGGAGAAGGAACAAAAGGAGGCTTATCTCCATATTCTGGTGATATTGCACTTGTTCAACTAGCTCATGATGACGGAAGAGTAGAAATACTTAGATTAGATCAAGAAAGTTATTGGTATATTAAACAGATACTTGAAGACGAAGAAATTCTTAAAATAGGACACAACTTTAAATTTGATATGAAGTTTTTTATAAAGAATAAGATTTATCCTAGAGAAATTTTTGACACAATGATAGCTTCTGGGATTTTGTACGCTGGTGCTGATGTTGACGAGGTTTCTGAATTTTTTGAGGCTGTTAAAGAAGACATGGAAAGCGAAGTTGAACGACTATTTGAGATAGAAGCAAAGAAAAGAACAAAATCTACCAGATTTTCGCATAGCTTACAATCTGTGCTAAAGAGAGAGTTAAATGTTTTACTCGATAAGGAGCTTCAAACCTCGGATTGGTCTAAACCGCTTACGGCTTTACAAAAAGAGTATGCGGTGAAAGATGTAATATATCTTATTCCTTTAGCAAAAGTTCTTTGGGATAAGATTTTAAATGAGGACTTGAGAGAAGTTTTTCTCTTGGAGTCAGACTTAAACATAGTTTTAACATATATGGAACTAGTTGGGGTAAAAATTGATTCTAATAAATGGTCAGAAAGACTTAAAAAAGAAGCAGAAAAGCTAAAGACACTAGAAGAAGAATTACAGAAAGAGATTTATCACAGGTTTGTTAAAAAAGACAACTTATCCTCTCCACTTTTTGAAGATGAAGGTTACAAACAAATAAACCTTAACTCTCCCGTTAAATTAGCTAAGATTCTTGGACTAAAAAATGTTTCAAAACAAACATTAGAAAAGGCCTCCAGTGATCCAACAATACAAAAACTTATTGAGTACAAAAAACTCGCTAAAGAAGTTTCCACTTATTCTGACGAGTATTTGAAAAAACTCAATAAGTGGAGCAGACTGACCTCTGAGTACTATGCGGTAATGACCGCAACTGGAAGAATTAGTTCTAGAAATCCGAATCTTCAGAATGTTCCACAATGGTTTAAACAAATGATTATTGCAGAGGAAGGTTATGTTCCAGTATTTATAGACTATTCTCAAGTAGAGTTGCGAATATTAGCCTATTTGTCTGGAGACAAATCTTTTATTCAAAGCGCAAATTCTCAAGATCTACACTCAGAAAACGCAAGAAAGATTTTCAAAATTCCAGACGATCAACCTGTACCAAAGGATTTAAGAAAAAAAGCGAAAACGGTATCTTTTGCTATTCCTTACGGAACTTCTGCAAACGGGCTTTATAATCGTGGGTTTTTTGATACTCTAGAAGAGGCTAAAGAGGCAATTCAAAGCTTCTTTGAAAGCTTCCCTGATGTTAAGAGATTTTTGGAAGAGAATGCAAATAGTGCGGTACAACGTGGGTACACAAGGGATGCTATTGGAAGGATAAGAAGATACCAAGTACCAGAACTGGATTTTGATATCAATAAGTACTTAGACCTTTACCGTGCGTTTATGGATATGGCCGCATCAATGGACTTGAATAAAGAAATTTTTGACATGAGCTACGAAGAATTTAAAAAGACAAAACTTTTTGAAGTTTTTAGGATAGATAAAGAAATGTTTGAAAAGTTTGCAAAGATGAATTCGTACTTCTCAAGAATATCTTCAATTAAAAGAGAAGGACAAAACCACCCAATTCAAGCAACGTCTGCTTCTATTACAAAAACTGCATTGGTAAGACTTTTTGATTATTTAGTGAGGACAGGTTATGGCTATATAACTCTTTCAATTCACGACTCAATCTTCTTTGAGATAAGAAAGGATAAAATATTTGAGGCGATAAAGAATATAGTAAGGATAATGGAAGAATCAGGAAAAGAAATTATAGGGGGGAATACGCCTGTTGACGTAGAAGTAGGTACTAAAATGGAGTTTGTGTGTAAAAAGTGCGGGACTAATTATCTAGATAATCAGTTTTATATTGACCTCGAAAAAGAAATAATTATAGATAGAACTTTAGACAGCTCTAATAATTTATGTGAGGAGTGCCTGAAAACTATTACTTAGCAAAGAAATCTGTTAGAAGCCTTAGGACCACATTAACAATTGTTATGATTATACCTATGGTAGCTACGTTTTTGTAAATTGCTTCATGTTGTTCTTTTTTTAACTGCTCGGTTACTTTTCTAAAGTACTCTTTTTGCTCATCTAAAGACCTCAATATAGAAAGCTCCACCTCTTTTAGATTTTTATATAGGTCCTTAACAGAGTGTTCAAGTTCCGAAATCCTTTTCTCAAAGATTTCTCTTTCTATATGCCACTTTGCGCTTTCCCTTAGCTCGTTTAGTAAAAAAGATATTAACTTATCCTCCCCGCCCAGCAAATTAGCTAACCCCTCTACTTTTTGTAGAGAGGTTTCAATTTTGTCCAATCTTCTTTTTATTAGAGAAAGTTCTTCTTCCATATCTTCAAAATCCTTGTTTAGAAAACTTTATATTATTTGTCAAGTTACTTCCAAAGCTTATATGCGTTAAGTACCGCAACTACAAAATCAATGCCCTTATCCACAACTTGCAACAAAGAGGTTTTCTTTTCTTCAGAAAACCGCTTAGAAAGAAGCTCTTCAAGCATAGACATAGCTATTTTCTTCTTTTCTGCCCCGTCTTTTTCCTTATAAAACTTTTCTACCTTCTGCACAACAGAAAGAATGGTTGGTAGGAAAGTCAATACTATGGAAACAAACCTTAAAATCTTTAACATATTTTCACCTCCGATATAGTATTTTATCTTTACACAAAGGTTTTTTCTTTTGTTATACAATGAGCATTATGACTATAGCTTTCGATGTGTCTTTAAGAAATACCGGATTTTTTGGAAAAAATGTAAGTGGCGATATTGTTTATGGAGTTTTGAGATACAAAGACTACTTTTCTTTAGAAGATTTTAATACCATTAAAAACCACTTAGATTTTTTAAAAACTTATTTTAAAGAGCGCAAAAACGAGTTCTTGGCAAAAAGATATGTAATAGAGGCGGATACTTTTGGGATGAGAAAAGGCGGGTTTAAAACAAAAGAACTTTTGACAATAGTTAGAATAAATCTTTCTTATGCGCTAAAAGAGTATAATTCTAGTGCCGAAATAATGTATGTAAGAAATTTTGAGTGGAAAAAGAAATTAGGACTTGGAACAGGCGGAAAGGACACATATTTAGATTTTGGTAGAAACAAACTTATTGAGAAATTTGGAAAGGAAGTTGAAGATATAAAAAATCACAATATTATTGATGCAGGTTTAATGTTCCTTTCTTTTGCTGAGAATATATAGCCTCTTGACAAACTAACCCCATCTGTGTTATAAAATGGATAATCCAGCACCTCGCAAGGGGTGCAAAAATTAAGGGAGGAGAAGATGCACAAGGAGAATCTAGACCGCATCATAAACAAGGTATCTAAGGTTTCTGTTCCAGAGGCTGGCGTAACTGTCAAGGAAAAAATAGGATTTTTAGATTATAGAGTGATTGATGAAATCTTTAATCAAATTGAGAGGCTTGGAGTTATAGAAGAGGTAAAAGATATTTTAGCGAAAAGGTTCTTTATCAAAAAAGAGGACCTAATAGACGGTTACTTTGCACAAAACATTTCTTCAGAAATTTGGAATCAAAAATACAGATTATATGATCAAGTTTTTGATCGAGAAAAAGGAGAATATGTAAATGTTCCACTAGATAAGACTCCCTTTCATACCATCATTAGGGTTGCTTATACTCTAGCCCTTTCTTATCTTTATTCTTTAAAGAATTCAACTACGGGAAATGAGGAGAAGGCTCCCAAGCTAAATGAGGTTTTTGCTAAATTTTTTGCAGTAATGGCTCTAAATTATGGTTTTGGCGCTGGAAGAATTATGGCCAACGCTGGAGCGCTTAAGTACAAGAGGAGTACAACGCTAATTAACTGTACAGTAATGAAGCAAATTCCAGACTCTATTGAAGGAATTATGGAAGTTGCAAAAGAAGCGGCGCTAACGCTTAAAGCTGGTGCTGGTGTTGGTTACGACTTTTCTTCTATTCGCCCCGTTGGAAGTTTAGTTCGTGGCGCTGGAGCAGGTACAAGCGGCCTACTTTCCTTCATGGAAATTTTTGATCGTGTTTGTTCTGTAATTATGTCTGCAGGAGGAAGAAGGGGTGCTCAAATGGCTGTCGTGGATTATAGGCACCCCGAAGTTGTAGATGTTTTCCAAGCTAAAAGAAAGGATGGAACTTTAAGATATTTTAACATTTCGGTTGGTATTGATGGTAAATTTTTTGAAGCAATTAAGAATGATGAAACAATTGAACAGTGGTTTTGGGAACCAGATAGCAAATTAAAAATTGAGAAAGTTCTTAGTGAAGAGGAGGTTATTTTAAATAATGGAGAAGTTGCCAAAATAATAAGAAAAAACTTTTCTCCGTATAATTTTGACTCATACAAATACTTTGTCTTTTACAAGGATCACTCAGAGTATGAGTACAGCAACAAGGACAAAAATTTCGTAGAATTTACAGAAGTTTTTAGGAAAAGAGTTTTTAAGACAATTAGAGCAAAAGAGCTTTACGATATCATAATGCAGTCAACATATGATTATGCTGAACCTGGAGTGCTTTTCTTAGATAAAATTAATGAAGGGAACCCGTTAAACAACGAAGATAGAAGAAAAAACGGATTTTATGTAGAAAATATTCGTGCAACTAACCCCTGCGGCGAACAACCGTTACCGTTCTATGGATCGTGCAATTTAGGGTCTGTCTTTATTCACTCGTTTGTAATTGACCCGTTCTCAGGAAAAGATCCTTATGAAAATTACGATTTTGAAGCGCTTTACGAGGTTTCGAGAATAATGAATTTAATGCTTGACACTGTGAATAACATTACTAACCTGCCGCTTGAAGAGCTTCGTAAACAAGCGGAATTTACTAGGAGGCATGGACTTGGAGTTACAGGATTAGCGGATATGTTAGCTATGTTGGGACTCAAATATTCGTCCCAAGAAGGCAGAAAATTCGTTGAGAAAGTTATGCAAATTATTGCCGAGGCATCTTTAGATGAGAATGTTCACCTAGCAAAGATACTCGGACCAGCACCAGCAAAAGTCAGAGTAAAAGACTGGTATTTGAGTAGACACTACTCGTTCCTTAAAGAAAAAAAGGATTATGACGAAAATGAGCTTCTAAGGTACTCTCATGCAACATCTGTTGCTCCAACTGGAACAATGTCTCTTTCTTGGGGTAATAATGTTTCTAACGGAATTGAGCCAATTTTTAGTTATTACTATGTGCGAAATATTAGAGTTCCAGGAAAGTTGACAAAAGTAAGCGAAGAAGTCATGAACTTTACTATTTTCCTAATTAAGAAGAAGTTTGGAGTAGATTTAGAAGCGGCAGAAAAGATGGCAAAAGAAATGGGAATTGAAACAACAAATGATTTAGGAGTCGAAGATCATATCTACGTGCAAGCTGTAATTCAGGATTATGTTGATTCTGCCGTTTCCAAAACTTGTAACATTCCAACAGATTATCCGTTTGAAGATTTTAAAAAGGCATATATGCTAGCGTATGACCTTGGTTTGAAAGGATTTACTACCTTTAGATTTAACCCTAAATTTGGTGTGGGAGTTATTGTCAAAAAGGAAGACCTAGAAAAAACAAAGATTAAATTTGTAACTGACCTGGGAGAAGAGATTATTGTGAAGGCCTCTGATGAAATACTTTACGATGGAGAAAAGCATTTAGCTGGCAACTTGTATGAGGCCCTAAAAGAAGGAATTTACGGAAAAATGTAGGGGAGGCTAAATATGTACGAACTAAAGGGTAAAATCATTAGGTTTGAGCTTGTAGAAGACACGCCAATTGAAGAAAAACCAAAGGAAGTTGCTAAAGAAAGGGAAACGCTGACAAGGAACGATGTTGTGTTTGGGTACACAATTAAGATTAAATATCTTGATCATTCGTTTTACATAACACTAAATTTTGATGAAGAAAAAAGATTATTGGAGCTATTTGTAAACGCATCATCAACATCGCCGGAAATTAACGCTTACATTCAAGCATTGGCAAGGATGATAAGCAATCAGTTAAAATACAGAGTTCCCATTGAGAAAATTATAAAGCACCTAGACGGGCTTGATTCTGGAACTTCTGCCCTTGTTAAATTCCCAATGCAAAAAAAGAGTAAGTTTATAAAGTCTATTCCCGATTTGTTAGCGAAAGTACTAATGTTTTATGGAGATTATGATTCTTTAAGTAGTTTAATAAACAACAATGATGCGTTAGATAGCAATTCTATTTCTAACGACAGTAAGAGCGAAGAAAAGATAGAACAATTTAAATCAACCAAAAATAGCGGGTTAACGTGTCCCTTTTGCTCTTCCACCAATGTCATGTTAAGTGAGGGATGCTTTACATGCTTAGATTGCGGATATTCAAAGTGTGGTTGAGGCATGATTGACAAACTGAATGGGTCGTGGTACTATAAGGGTATGAATGAGAGGCCTAGCTTGAGCCTTAATCAAGCTGTAGGGGTGGGCCGCCCCGAACTTAAGCCCCTGGAGAGAAGTAAAATTCTCAGTGAAGGGGGAAGCCTGCAAGAAGGAGGAGGTCATGCCGGCCTTCTTTGGGGATTTGTATTGCGGGAGGAGGCCATGCCTCCATGGTGAGGAAATTTGTTTTGTGATAGTATAACTCAAAAACATGAATTGTAGTATAATGCGGTTCGGAGGAAGAAAATGAAAGAAAAAGAAATTTTACAAGCCAAGTTACAAGAGGTAACTCAGGAGATGAAAGAAATTTTTGACAAGGTTAAAGAGGTTAGAGAAAAGATTCAGGAACTTACTGATTTTGAGGCAAAGCTTAGAGAAAGGTTCATTTTTCTTGAAGGGCGAAAGAGCATGTTAGAAGAAATGCTTTCACAACTAGAGAAAGGAGAGAATAATGAATAACCAGCCTTTAGATCATACCCCAAACGCAATCGGAATTTTTGTTGCCATAAAGAAAAAGGGGTCTAACATCATACTAGTAGAGGGGGATCAGGAAAAAGAAACCTTTGAGTTTGTTCTTCAGGTTGTTATGCCAACGGAAAAGTTTGAGAAATATTCTCAAAATAAGGATCTATTTCAATTAGCAATGCACCAGCACGCTTTTGACGCTTATTTGTTTAGAACTTACGGAGAGAAGGTAAAAGATCTTACAAAGGAAGATTATGAAGAAGAGTTTAAAAAATTCCAAGATCAATATTTGGTGTTACTTAGCAGTACTCCAGTAGTGTTTGATTATTTGATTGAAGACAGATTTGATTTTAATGCCAAAGAAGAACGTGTTGAGGAGGTGAACGAATGAGGGATGAAGTTTTGGTTAATCATGTGCTCGTTAAAATAAGCAAAAATAACATTCAAAATCGTGGTTCGCTTGTTGTAGTTTCAGAAGAACCTCCAGTAAATTACGGAACAGTTATAAAAGTTCCACAAATTCTTACAGACGATTACCAATCTTACAAGCCTTTGCTTGATGTAATGAAAGAAGGCGATAAAGTTCGCTTTTTGTCTAAACAGCGAGTAGAGCTTTTGTCTGAAGATTTAGACTATCGTTATGTATCTGTTCCCATTGATCAAATTTTCATGATTGAAAAGGGGGAAGTAGATGCCTGAAGGTAACGCCTTAGAAATAACAACAAAAAAAGATTGTTCTTGTAAATTTTCTGATACATTTCACGTAAAGAATAATTCTGGAACTTATGAGGTGTTTGTTAACAAGCACAGGTTATTTGCAACAAACGTTTTGGACCACGTTGAAGATTTTTTTCAAAAAAGAGCGCACCTTTTTGAAGAAAGCGAACTGAATAATTTTCTTAATAGCCTTAGAAGATGGAGGGCGCTATGAGTGCTTCGATATTAGCAGTTTTTCTAGGAATTTTATACTCCACCCTTTGGTTTAAATATTTAAGATATAAGTTTTATACTAAACTTTCAGAGAATAAAGTTTTCTACGAGCTTCTTCTTTGTAAGCTTTGCGCTGGATTTTGGGCTGGAGTTTTAGGAACCCTCACTTCTTATTTCTTGTTTGGAGGAACAGAGATAGTTAACTTTATTTTTGATGGAAGAACATGGAATATGAATGACCTTATTGTTAAACTTCCACTTATATACTTAGCCCTTTTTGGTGGGACTCTCATATTTTTTGATACCAAGGTTGGAGCCTTAGCGTCTACTTATGGTGATAGAATTAGATCATTCGTACTTGCATTATTTTTTGCTCTTCTTCCATTTATTTTTCCAAATTATTTAACAACCTTAGTGCTATTTGGCTTTGCTAACGCCGGCCTAACTTTCGTGATTTTTAAAGAATAAAAAGTATGGGAAATGTACTCTCTCAAGAAAAAATTTTCAAAATGCTCTTTAATCAAGAACATTTAGATAGTTCTATCTTTGTAAAATATTTTGAGGAGGTAGAGAACTTCAAAAAAGATATTAAAAAACACATAAATCGCTTAGAAAATGTTAGAGATTTTGAATATATGACTATAGATTACAACTATCTTATAAACTTTTTTTCACAAAAAGAATTTTGGACGGAAGAAGAGATTGATAGTGCGATGAAAGAGATTGTAGAGGCTACAAAAGTAAATATCATTAGAGATTTGTTTTATATACTATAGAAAAGGAGGAGATGATGACAGAAGTAACTCAAGTACTTTTACTTTCTAAATCTTGCGGGCATTGCAAAAATCTTCTAAATAAACATTTAAACAAAATTTTATCTTCTAATGTAAAGATGTTGTTTGTTGAGGACGATGAAAGTAAGTTTATGGAGTATATGAATTTAGCAAAACCAAAGATAGAAGAGATTTTTCCGGAGATTAAGAACCACCAATACGTTACACCTTTGCTTTTATTTATTGGCAACGATAAGAGCTTGGTGCATTATCTACTAGGCTTCACACAAATTGATTCTTATTTTGATTCGCTTAATGTATAGTTTGATTTCAGGCCTTATAATATAATTGTGATTTGCAACATACAACAAACAGAAGTTTATAATAGCTCCACATTTAACGACAGATTAACTATCACCAATGCGGAATCCTCTAGAACCCTTGAAGAGGACTTAAATTTTCTAAGATCGGTAATCTTGGCTATTTATGGGCTAGATATAAACGATCCTAATAACAAATGGTATAGAGTGCCATTTTTTACATTGAAGTATCTTTACGACAGCATTGAGGCCCTTAGAGCATATGTAATATCCGAAGTTAATAGACTAGATGGTAGAATAGATCAAACAAACAATGCATTAAATTATCACATTAACAATGAATTTGCTGTTGAACACTACACCAATGACGATAACCCATCTTACAGAGGACAGCATAAAAGCATTACTGCAAGAGGAACACTAACCGTATACGATTCGTCCTTGCTTAAAAATGGTCTAACTGTTGAAATAATAAACCCATCTTCAGACGCACTTTGGGTAAAAGGAAAAGCTAGGATAGATGAAAGCCTTATTGCTTCAAGCGCCACATTAGACAACTTAAATGTAAATCTTTCAATAAATGCTCCATCAGCCACAGCGGTGCTAGGTGGTACATCAGTTAGCTCTTTAAACTCTGTAGGTAATGTTTCAATTGCTGGTACTTTAACTGTTTCTAACTCTACTTCTTTACAATCTATTTTGACAGTAGAAGGTATTGCTACATTTAACAGTGATGTTTCTATATTGGGCGTTACTTCCATAAACAATAATCTCTCCGTTTCAGGAAATGTTTTTGTTGGCGGTAGTGCTACTATTTCGGGGGTAATTCTATGATTGGGATGTTTGAAAAATTTTTGCCTTTTGGTCAATATTTCTATCTGGATGTACGAGATAATCTAGAAGATTTTAAGGAACTTATTAAAAGATTTTCGGTTGTTAAACTTAGAAGGGACATAGACTCTGAAAAATTGCTTTCTATAAACGTTCTAAGCCTTATCGATTTTTATATACCTCCTGTTAATGCTTTACTAATTATTAAGGTTTTAGATCAGAGCGGGGAGGAAAGATTTTTACTCGAGATTTCTAATTACCCGGAAGAAGTTTTTTCCGTGCACGAAAGTGGAATTAGCGCTTTTGTATCAGAAAATGAAAAACTAGTCATTGAGTTTTATGCGCTAGACGATAATTTATTTTTGGAAAGCATAAAAAGGTTTAAAAATCTTTACGAAGAAAAAGGAGCAATAAACGCAATGAAAGATATGAATAACGAAATAAAAAATTTGGCCAGTAGTATTGGATACGAACTAAATTCTAGTATAAATATAGAGAGATTTGAAATTGCGAAGAAGTTTATACAGATAATAGAAAATCTTATAATAGAAGAGGAGGCGAACTAGAATATGGGTACAAAGGTACAAAGAAAATTTTATTTCTTATATGTGTCAGGAAAGGCCCTAATATGTATCGATGATAATACAAATTCTCCAGTAGATAACCCCTCTGGATTTTCTGGAAGATCCAGCATTCCTTCCAGTGCAAATTGCATTGAACTTAAACCAAATACGCCAACCTCTTCTGATAGTTTTTGTCCTAATAGTGGCGTAATTTTACCAGAAAAAAGTTATGTAGATTATGATAGTGCTTCTAACACTTTGTTTATAAGAAAGGCTTCAGCAGATGGAAACTGTGGATATTCTTTGTCTACCACTAGTATTCCACTAAAATCTAAAGAGTATACTCTTTATGTTAGGGCAATAGCAGTATATCTATTTATTGAGGCTAATTACCAATTTATAGGTGGGGATCATGCCCCTATAATGTATCCGATAAATGCAGATTTTTATTACTATGTTTTTTCTGATTTAGATGGTGCAGTAAATTGGGATACTACTAGACTAGTACACAGCCCACTACATAATATAATATCTCCTATTTCTATTTCAACAACTAGCGCAACCAGATTATTGCCTTATCTTAGGAAGGTTGGTTCTATTCATCATAAATATTTAATTCCTGGTGTTCCTCCATCAGCTACTGTTAGTTACTATCAAGATAACAGCGAAGGCGAAGCAGGTTTTGGAAGAATCGACCCAAACATTTCTCCCTACGATTCTCAGACCTATATTCAAAACTCATATGATGTAAAATACGGCTCAAACCTTTATCTTTTGTTTAATTGGGAGTACGGAGGAACATATCCTTCATATCCGAATTTTATTTTGTGGCCATTAGCATATGATAAATTTACAGACTATTCCACTTATCAAAGAGCTATAGATCCTGCAACCACTAACTCAACATTGATACAAGAGGCGGCACAGATCTTAAATCAGGCTGTTGGTATAAATGACTTTCCAGGAATATATGATCCAAACATGTATGTAAACGTAGAAATTAATGCAGTCCAGTATTATCCACTTGAGCAGACACCCAAAACTCCAGATGATAGATATAGGAGAATTTATCCAGATGAAAGATTTGATTATCCGATTCAATTGGGGAGCTATTGGGTTAGAACTTATCACTTAATTCCGGCACTGTATAGAAGCTATGCCTCTATAGATAGTCCTTACGACTGGATACAGGCAGGAATATGGAGAACAGTTGTCCGTTATGGAAATTCCTCATCGCCCATTACATCCCTTAATATAATTAATGGAAACTATAACTTTATTGATGGAAGACTTTGGAGCGTTGACCAAAATTGCAACTTGTTATATATACAAGATAATTTAAGAACTGTGGTAGGCGTAGAAAAAAGAATAATAACCGGAGATCTACTTAGCAACTTCAGAAGCTTCTCCTCTATGGGAGGAAATGTGATATCTATGGCAATATTTCCAGGAGTAGTTGCAGACATTGGGGGGGATAGAGTTAGGTGGACAAGCTTGAAATACGCTGTAGATATAATTTACACAGTAAAAATTTCTCCAAACCCAATTTTGTCAGGAACTCCATTAACAGTTAATCCTCCTGCAGTATGTCCTCCATATACTTTATCTGTTGCACGCAATAACGTGCCATATGTGGTATAGTTAAAATGTGTGCGAAGAAATCATAAAACTAAAAGAAATAAGAAACTATTCAGCATTCTCTGAAGATGCGGAAAAATTTTACTTTGTTTATGATTTTTGCATTAAACGTAGTTTAACTTTAAATAATTATCTAGATAACCTAGAAAGTATTGAGGATTTTCTCTATAAATTTAGGTATTACACATTCCCATTTTCCATTGCCTTTACTGATAGTACAAAAGCTTTAAAACTTGCAGAAGAGTTAGCCATTGATGGAAAAGTTTTTGACAATTTCCTTTTAGTAAAAATATCCGGGAAAAATGTATATATACCTAAGCTCAAGGTTGCTGGAAACAAAGTTTATTTGTATAACGAAAAGATAAAAGAATTTGACGAAGAAAAGCATGTAAAAATAAACAACAAAACCCTAATGTTCTTCAGGCTATTGAATATTTTTGACTATAAGCTTTCTAACGGGTTTGAATATTTTTTAAGTGAAAAATTTGCATTTTTTGAAAAGTCGTTCTTTAAAAAAGTTTCGCTGTTATCGGAAGATCTTCTTAATGTTTACACAAACTACAGGCAAATGTCAGAAGAAAAGAAATTTTTCCTTGAAGAAATTTCTAAGCTCGTCCTAAGTTTAAAGCTGAGCGGATTTAGATTTTTTAACTACAATTTAATGTTTGTTAGTAAAGACAAAAATATAGTTTTTTACCTTCCAGAGGAATTTCCGGTGAGTGATATCATAGGAACAGAAAAAATTAGCGTTGAAAGTCTTCCTATTGAATTTAGAAAACAAGAATATATTGACATAGAAAACGTTTCGTTGATTAAGTTTAAAGAAATAGATTATTTTTCGCCGCACCTTTTAAGATTTTTAAAGGTTATTTCAGGTGAGGAGGAGGCTGTTGTAGATGCCTAGGTATTCTTCCTTGCAGATACGAGATGTAAGAGTATTAACAGAAAACGTGCAGTCAGTTTTTAGTGATTATTCTTCTTACAACTTTAAAAACCAAAGTTCGCAAGAGCTTCCAAACGATATAAGACTTAACTGGGATGGATCTATAGATTTTGACGAGTATGAGCAAGACATTAGGCTTTCTTACAATCTGGAAGCCTTTGTGCAAAGAGTCTATTTTTGGCTAATAACCAATATTGGAGAATTGCCGCATAACGAATTTTTTGGTTGGAACCTAAATATGTACGTGGGAGCAACTGGAAAAATAAATACAAACGAAGTCTTGAAAGAAATAAAAAAATTAGAAAGCTTAGAGGATGTAGAATACGTAAATGATATAGTTGTAGAGGACATTGAAGAAGGTTCAACTAGGTATTTGAACGTTGAAATAGATGTAAAACCGAAGTTTTTTAAGTATAGGATTTTTCTTAACTTAGTTTTCACACAAAAAACCAAATAGAATAGAAGAATATGAGAAGTCGTTTTGAGATATTGCAAGCACTAGAAAATATTTTTCTTAGGGTTCAAGACAAAATTACAAAAATTAACCCTGGTAGTGTTTTAAGATCTTTGTTTTATTCGGTGTCTGTAGAATTGGAAAACGCCTATGCAGAATTAGAAGATTTAAAAAAGAACAGCTTTATAGCAACAGCTAGTGGTGATTATTTAGATAACTTAATTTATGGATTTTCTGGATTAAAAAGAAAGATTGGTAAAAGATCTATGGGATACGTATTTTTAAAGACAGTTGGTTTTTCTTTTGACTCTATAGAGTCTATAGATCGGTCAAGATTTGTTTTTCCATTTTGGGATCCAGAAAACGATACACTAATAGTGTATCCAAATACGCCTTCTATTGATGTTATGAATGATAGAGGCGATCTATCAAGTTATTATATTTTGCCTCCTTTGAGATTTTTACCTTTTACAGAAGACATGTTTGTTGAAGTAGACGGTGAGCAAAATATTTCAAGAATGTACAAAAATTTTTTAAAAACAGTATTTCTCAAAACTAATAAGCCTATAACGCTTTTAATTCTTCCAATCATATCTTCGGATTATGGACAAGACAAAAACCTTTTACCATCAAGAATAAATGAAAACATCGTCTTCTTTGGAAGGAAATTTTTGGCAAGAAATGACATAACTATTCAAATAGATATAAGCAATACAATGTTTGCAGACTTTGATGGGGCATCTAAACTTGGTGATGATGGTTTAATGTTAACGATTGGGGAAAATGCGTTTATAACGGGAGGTCAAGACAGAGAAACTGATGAAGAATATAGAACAAGGTTTGTGAACTACATAAACTCACTACCAAGAGGCACATTAGATTCCTTAGATTTTGCGCTAAAAAATTTTCTTTCAGAAAATGAATACATAATTTCTAGGTCTGAGTATCCAGGAATTGTAAATGTATATATAAACTCAGAAAAAATTCTTAATGACGCTATTACTTCACCACTAGAGCAGGTGTTGGAAAATTATAAGCCGGTTGGAACAATAGTTAATATACTGAGAGCAAAGCCAATATACTTTAATGTTTTATTTGACGCAATTTCTAGTAAAGAGTTTGATATTACGCTAACTGAAAATTTGAAAAACGAGGTGTATAGGCGAATAAAAAGCGAAGAAAAAATTCAGTCTGAAGGGATAGACGTTTTCAAAATTTCTTCAAAAATTCTAGAGGCCGTCTCTGATATTAAAGAAGTTTATAGCATAAACAATGTTTATATAGGATTAACTCTAACGCAACAACTGTTTGATAAATATAAAAACACAATTAATGAGGCACTACAAAATATGTCTTCTCCAGCCACTAATTACTCTTCCTACATACAAAAGTTAATAAGTGGAGATATAAATCTATTTGTCCTTGAGTACGATAGCACCGATGGAATAAGAGGTTCGTTTAGGACACCTAACTACCCTAAGTACCCGCTGAAAGAGGTTGTAAAGATGATTAAATCTGGACTTTTTGATGGATTGTATACTACAGGAAGCGAAGATGATTTGCGTTTGAGAGGTTTAATTCAAAGTATTAAGAATACGTGTAAAGATATTAGCGATGATGTATGCTTAAGAAGCATAGCAAGACAAACCTACAGCGGCCCATCCTTTAGTTGGAGTATAAAACTCAAGGATATCAAGTTTACCAACAAAATAATTTATAACTACTATTATATAAAGTTTTTGACTATTCCAATAGAGTCATCTAATGACGATGAAGTTTGTGATGACTTGGGAATAGCTTCGGATAACTGCTACGAAGAAAAGATCAAACAGTTTATTTTAAATGACATTCAGTACGAACGCTACAGAGATGTTGACTTTTTGAGAACAGGGGTATATTCTGTTCCAAAAATTTATATAGATCCATTTGATGATGTTTTTAATGTAAAATATGCTATAGGCATTAGGATGTTAGTATGAAAAAATTCCTATCTAACACTGCAAAAATATATAGCTTTTCTGAACTTTCATCTTCTTTTAACGAAAATACAGATGATGTAACAGCCTTATTTTCTTCTACTTTTGGTTCGGGGTTACTTTCGTTTTCAGATCCATCGTCCTTGTTTTCTGGGGAAAAAATAACGGAGGGATCGAACACATTTTATACTGTTAGGGTAAATACTGAGCAAAACCTGAGGTTTATAGATCAAAAAGGAATTTCAGAAATTTCTGACAGTTTGATCAGGTATTCGATACCATTCGATGACTTACACGTTTTAAATGGATCAGAAGGTAACCCTATTGAGTTTAAAAAGACCTTTAGGTATGTTAGTTCATCTTCCACTTCACCTTCAAAATCTTCCAATTACTCTTTTGAGGATATTTTAGCGATTTACGTAAATGGAACTCCCCTCTACAACTCAGAGTTTACTATTGAAAACGTCAATGGAAACAGAAGACTTGTAATAAGAAGGGTAAGATTTGGAAAAATATTTCCTACGCCTAAAGATAAAAATGGAAAGTTCTTTAAAGATCTAATTGAGGAAACTGGAGTTTCTAAGTCAGACCTGCAAAGTAAACTAGAAGATGAAAATGGATATATTCTTCTAGAGTTTCCGTTTTTAAAAACAAAAATAACCGATAAAGAGCTTGTTATAGAGGTTATTTCTAGTACAAATACAAGAAGATATTACAATATACCCAAGAATTTTCCAAAATATAAAAATGGCGCATTTTATAAAGATGACGAATATAATCCAAATCTTATAAAGGTAAATCTTGGAAATTTGAAGGCCAACCTTTCCGATAGTGATAGAGTAAAGTTCTTTTTTGTTTCTAAAGCGATAAAAAGAAACTCTGGAAATCTAGCAAGAAAATACTACGTTGGAGTAGATAATCTTTCTCCAGAAACAAGTTCAACAAAAGAAATTTTCGTTTTAGACGAAAGAACTGGAGAATTTTTAAAGATAGATGAAGCTTCGTACCCTTCTATTTCAGATCTAATTGTTTTCAACTATCAAACCGGGGAGTTTGACATTCTAGTTTCTGCCTTACCTTATAGCTACGCACCAGTTTACTTTGGTAATATATCTTATTATCCGCCATTAAGAGTATTTAGAGATCTTGACTATGTAAATAATGTTTCCATTTTTGGTCATTGGGGGTTTACTTGGAAGGGAAATTTGACAACATCAAAAAATGTTTTTATTATAAATGACGCTTATATTGATAACGCTAGCTCTACATACGATAACCAGAGTAACCTGATAAACCTGATATCTTCGTATAAGATACAAGCGAGCGTCAATGATTCTCAAGGAATTCTGCTCGGAACATTAAATCCTTCTACAGGTTCTATTACGTTAGACTCTCAAATAAAAACTCCATTTGACAGATTAAAAGATTTATACATGCAAACTACAATTAGCAAGCCCCTCGTTTACACGATTAGAAGCATGTCGTTTTCAAGTAACGGGGCAGTTTCTATACCAATAACACTACTTACAAATGGTCAAGTTTTTAGACTATACGGTGCGGAATTTATTTTAAGAGCAACGGATTACGAAGGAAATTTTATTCCCGTACCAATTGACATTTCTATTGTTGTAACTTATGGGACAACGCAACAAACTTTAGTAATATACCGTGCTACAGATTTGAGCGCAAATCAAGAATTTGGAAGAAATATATATAAAAATGTCAATTTTAACTCACCAATATCTTACACACACAACAGCTCCACAACCGGCATAGTTTATTTGACATTTAATATATCTAACATTGTTTTAGAGCTACAATTAGTAAACATTTACTCCTTTACTGAATAGGTTTTGATACCATCTTCCTATAGAAGATGGAGTTTTCTTGTGTTAATATTATAGAAGAGTATGCCAGTATCACATCTTTTGCAAACCGAAATAGTTCAATCGGAAATTGTTAACGATAGTAACCCATTTATTACTACTACAAATCTGCAAGATGACCTAAATCAAATAAGGGCCGTAATAAGAACAATTTTAGGTAGAAGTTCTTGGCTAAACCTTAGTAACATAAAGACCGTTGATTTCTTAACGAATTGGTTTAATGACAACGTTCTTTCCAACGGAAAGCTAAATGCCAATAGCATAGATTATTCTGTCGTTTCAAATGTTAATAGCTACCCGGCTGTTTTAAGAAATAGTACTACTTGGATAAAATTAGAGTCATTTTCTTATTATCTAAACTCACAAAACAAACTTTTGTGGTCAGGAATATCCTTTACAACAGCAGATATTGATTCAGCAATCTCGCCAACAAGTACCATAGCAACAATAAATACAAGACTTTCAAATTTAGAATCTTCCCTGAACAATACCAATACTCAATTAAGTACGCTTCAATCAAGCGTAAGTAGTCTTTCTACAAGAGTTACTAATGCAGAAACAAACATCACAAACCTAAGCGCAAGAACCACTAACCTAGAATCGCAAACTTCTAGCCTAGATACAAGAGTAACAAATTTAGAAGACAGAGTAACTGCACTAGAAAATAACAGTGGTAGCGGTAGTGGCGGTGGCGGTAGTGGAACATGTTCTGGATGTGTTGACACCACAACTTTCTCTTCGACAATTTCAGGTATAAACAACGACATAAATCAATTGCAACAAGAAATCCAAGCCATAGAAAATAAGAATCAAACCTATGGTAATCTTTTATGGCATCCAGCGATATTTAATGAAATAAAGCTCATTAACTTTTTAGAGGATATAGAAACATTAGATAATGTGGTAAACGGAGTTTTTGATTTCTACATGAGAATACGAGAAAATTTAAACGTTTCTATAAAAGAAATTATTCTTCCTGTATATCTACATAAGTTTGTTGAAAAGCAAACGAACATAGAAAACCTCGTTGACGCATTATTAACAGCAATGCCAAGCGGCGTTAGGATATCGTTTCTTTTTGACTTAACGGTTATTCCTGATCATTATATAAGCTTATTTCAAGCGGATAGCACACTTTTAGAATACCTTAAATATAAAAGAATACATAGTATTTACTTTTATGATCCTTACGAAGCAAAATTTTGCACAGACTTAGACGATCTCAGTACGTGTGTGAATGCAACTGAGCACGAAGCTAAAATACTAAAGAAAATTATGATAAATAGCCTGCCTTCAGTAGTTAAAAATGTTGGAGTATTTGTAAGAAATCCATTAAACTTGAACAAAGTTTTTGATCATTTATTTTTAAATGTAAAGAAGAAGTTTAAAGACGTAAAGTTTAGATTAATAACAAACTTCTTTAACATTTACAACGGCCCCTACTCTGAGGGATCAGAAACGTACAACATTGATATTTCTAAATATTTGAGTAAGCTGGAAAAAGATTTTGATTTAGATATATTTTATTTAGACGACTTAGCTTGGTTGGAAAAATATGACCAATCTGACCCGCCAACAACTAATGGCATTTTTATATTTAATGACTTAAGCAAGCTTTCCTCTTTGTTTGGTAGTTCAATATCAACAGTGGATAAAATAGTACACGCACTAAAGGCCTCAAAAAGAAAAATGGCACTTATTTATGACTATTTAGACAACGATTTATCCACGTTCGATCTTTCCGGATCTTCAGTTTCTTTTAATATTTCAGATTCATCACTGACACAAAAGTATATAGTTTTCAACGATTTAAATACAATGACAGAAGAAATAGATGAAAGTTTTTATGAAAAAGTTACATCTCTTACAAAAAATAAACACTATATAAATTTATCTCCTGGAGAAGAAATAAGCACAAGTGAAGGGGCAGTAACAGAAATCTACGTAGTTTCTAATTATTCGTCAAATACTTCAATAAAAATTATTAAAGCAAAATTTGGAGAACTTGCTAGTTCTCCAAGCTTGGTAATAGATATCAATGCCGCAAGTGGAGAAATAGTTGTGGGGTCCTCTACATACTCCATTAGTTATAGTTCTTCATCTTACAACTTCCTAAAAATTAAAATAGACCAAACAGGAGTAAATGTATACTTTAATAATGAGACAACCCCAATTCATACTAGTTCAGCTTCTTTGCAGGGTCAATCTGTAGTTATAAACGTAAAAAATACAGATTCAACAAACCAATTACAAATTTATGGAATATTTAAGCGATAAATGGTTATGATATCTAGGGTTTTTTACTCTGACCAACTTATTTTAGAAGGTAAAGATAAAGGCCAAACGCTTACCTATGCAGATCTTATTTTGGATGAGGAAAACCCCTCAAAAGAAATAGTGGTCAAAATAAGAAATCCAATAGAAGAATATCTTCCCTTTTTCTATTTGAAGTTTGTTTTTACAGACTCCTTAAGAATTAAAAAAATATCAGATAAAAAGTTTTCCAGAAAATTTAGAATATCCTTGGCAACTGAATCTGGTTCTTATAGAATTTCTTCAGATGAGGATGCCTACCAAGACGATTTCATTATTGGAGTTCTTTATACAGAAAATTCAGAGTACATAGGCTCAGCTTTAGAAACAGACGTTTTTTCGAAAAAGTTTATATTAATACCAAGAAGTGTAAGACCAAATGAAGAGTTAGAGTATGTAGTTAGAGTAGATTTATTGGACTACTCAAAGCACTTTTTTAGGAGGATTTATCCTGACATAGACTCGTACCACCAAATATTTTCAAGGGGTTATTATCAAAACATTTCTAACGACTATCCTCAAGCGGGCATTTTGGAACAAACAACAAACTATTCTCCCGTGCTTTCTTTGGATTTGCTTATAGGGAACTTAGAAAAGGCAAAGAACTATTTCTTTTCCTTGTATCCGTTAAATGGAGTAAAACTTAGATCCGTTAGTGCTTCTTTTGATTCCTACTATTATCAGATGGATAATAAATTGATGAACTACGTGGTTACAAAACAAGGAAACTTTGTGGGAACAAAATTTAGAGCGGTTTTCACTTATAGTGATTTTTTGAGTTCATATGTCTTAGATGTTTCTACTTTACATGAAGAAACAACAATTTGGGAGTATATAACTGATTTGATTTACTTAACTTTAACAGAAATATCCAAACCGCTAACGTTTAATTCTGGGTTTGTGCCAATTAATTTACAAGATACGTCAGAAAAAATAGCCTCCACATACAATTACTTACTTAGCGTTCTTTCAGGTAATTCTACAGTTTATGAAGTTATAAGAAGCAATGGATCGTTTTCTTTTTCCTCAAGAATGCTGACACAAAGAGAAAAATACGATTTATATTTACTTGTCTTTTCTTGGGCCAAAATATATGCTTCTTTTTTAAAACGATTGGATAGTCTTGGTATTATAAATATTCCCTCTACATCAAGTAACCCGATACACTCACTTGATCTTTACACCAGAAGCTCAGTGAACATTTCTACTTTTTTAAACAATATAAAAGATGCATCTATTTTTACATTTAGTGAAAATAAGCACTTAAATGACTTAACGTTAGCCGCAATGTTACCTGTTTATGCGTACATTTTAACGTTTGATGGTAGGGACATCTATTTTTATCCGCTAGAAGAAACTTTTAAATTCGCCGCATCTCTTTTTTTAAGAGCGTCTAAAAATATTTTGGTAAGTTCAACGAGTACAGAAATAGACGTTAACAACTATTCACAAACAACTACAACCACCTTCTTTTCTGAAAATGTTCATCCTGATATAATAAAACAAAAACTTTTAGCGTATACACTTATGGATTTAATATTTTCCAATCAGATGGAGGGCCTAACAGAATCATTCTTTGATTATGCTATGTGTGATGACGGAAGCATATGCCCAGATTCGAGAGATAGCTTCAAGGAAGCTATTATTGTTGATGATGACCTTGTCAACTTATTCAATAGTTATGTTGAATTATTTTCGTGCAACCTATTTGATTCTCAAAACTTAGTTTTTGTAAAAAATCCAGATGCGTGCACATCGGTTTCTAGTATGTATAGAAATTTAGATACAGAGTTCTTTAACTTTTGGATATTTTTACAAAATATGAACTACAAAATCAGACCAACAGTTTTGCAAATGAAAATGATTTTTGGAATGATTTGATAATATAGTATCATAGAGTTATGCCTGACAGATCTTACGCCGTATTTTATGGTTCGGATTTTCTAGTTGACCCTCTTGGGTCTGTAATTATTAACGTAAATACAACTGTAAACCCTCAGTTTGAGTGGGTGTTTGTAAATCAAATAAAAGGAAAAGGATTGCCAAATTTCCAAGATAGGTTACAGTCGTTTGTAAGGGGGTACAGAGATACAGTTTCTTGGAAAATAAAGTTTTTGGAAAATATAAAAAGACACAATGACGTTTCCAGTAGGATAGGATCTGCTGTTTGTTTAAGTGCACCTTCATCTCCATCTTGTGGGGGTGTGGGGCCATATTTAATCAATAATAAAAGGTATTATATTGATTTTATAGTCCTTTATTTCGCAAATACAACGATTTTACCTATAGGTGCCGATGTAAACGATTACATAATAGTAAACCCGATATTTTCTGTAGATAGGGGAAGGTGTGATGAGTATTACGGAATGTTTATTGCCGTGCCTAAAATTGACAATACTTTAACCTCGTATCCAGTGGCAAAAACAATTTCCTCTTTTGGTTCAGATCCTCAAGCAAATAAAAAGGGAATGTTTTATTCAGACCCGGTCTATACGAATGATCTAAAGTTTAACGCAAATATAACTTATAGACTTACTTCATTGGCGAGCAATGACGCAAGCAACTATATGGATAACGTAGTACTTACAACTGAAAATATTGTGCAAGCTACAGCAAATACTATTCAATATGGGCAAACAAGTATAACAGCAATAGCTTCAAACGGTCCATCGGTAATTCTTTATCCGCAACCTCAAGGATTTCCAAACACATACGATCCAAGATCATATTTGCCGTTTGTTATTTTTCGCTACGTAAGAGAAGACGCTCCAACGAGGCAGGTTTTGCTTAACTTTTCCTTTTCTGCTAACGTATAACAAAGTTTATGCCCAGTGCCAGTATAAATATTATTAATAGGTTTCACCATGTTATTACAAATTCTTCTGCCTATTTTGCAGGAAACTTCATAAGAACGCTTGATCCAGGTTTTAATTCTTTTTGTTTTGTACAACACCTAAATTTTGAAAACAACCAAGATGGGTTTGGGTTAATATTAATTAATAACTACATTTTTCCAACTATAAGAGCTGTCTCTTATACACATCTGACGCTGCCGACGACGGAGAGAGTGT